TTATATTGCTCCTGAGAATGAGTAGACAAAAGTCTTAATCTTTTCTTTTAGTACTTTATAGTACGCAGTAACAAAATTTATAAAATTATCTAAGACTCTGTAGAGTTTGGATTAATCTGTTCGTGGTAAACTGACCGCAGTTAATTACTTCGTGTTAAGCCCGCTATACGTCACATTAGACTACAGTACCAAATTTCTTAGACGAGATTGAACCCCAAAAATTAAAATCTCCCAAAAATACAGATCTCTCAACAATAAGTTTGAGATAATTCTGGGGCTGGTCCACCTACGGACCCCGGGGCGGCCGGTCTCCTATCAATCCCAAATATGAAAAGTACAATAATAACAATGACAACGATTACAATGCCAAAACAAACTACTTTTATAAAGTCTTTGCCCGACGACCATCCAGCAAAGTCTTTAGAACAATTTACTTTAGCTATACATATGTGTAGACAGCCATTGACTAATGTCGTTCAGTACTTAACAATAATGAACTTTTGTAGCACGGATTTTCCGTGGTTACAACAAATTTCAGATATACAGAATTTAACTATTCCAGTTCGTTCTTTCGAACTTGATTTTATTTCTGTTTATGACAATGTCATTGATTTAACAGTTAATGACGACAATTCTTTTGTTCTATTAATAGATCCAGAAGAGTTAAATATAGGTTATTCTAATTACATTCAGAGTGTTGAATATAGATATGAATTGCTTAATTACGTGTTTCGATTATATTATTATGATTATTTCGAATATCCTAATATAATTATTGGACACTTAAACCAATTTAGAGCTATCTTGGCTCCAAATAGATCTCCTTTACATGTCTTGCAATTTGAAACACGCATCTTGGAACACCTTGCTATGTTTCCAGAAGATATTGTTTACTCTCTTAGATTGTTTATACAAAATCCGGAATTCCTCATGCCTCTCGCGTCCGCAGTTACCAGCGATAAGTGTGCTTGGAAATTTCCTCCTTATAAATGTATAGAGAGATATAAATGTTTTGTTGATTCTCTATTGGATGAACCGCCGGAAGATGAGGAAGATACTTACATTGAATATGAAGCTAGTAATTATTCTGACGAAAATTTGATTGATTATTTCTATGAAGATATTTTACTTTATGAATGTGATTATTTGCTAAGATATTCAACTTCTTTAATTGATGATTATTTCGATCCTTATGTTGGTCTGAATTTATTGTTTATGTCTGAATATGAATTATATTTACATGTTCATGCCAGACGCTTAAATGCTTGGTGTGACACCAATATTGTACCATTGGAATTTGTTTCTTTGTATGAAGAGGCAGTTCCTCAGATGCACATTCCTGGTTTGTCAAGTTTAACTTCAGGAGTTGAGAACTGTAGGAATACAGTGCAAAATTTGGCTGATGGTATTCCTATAATAAAGGAGACTGTCGAAGATTTTGGAAATAAACTTCCGGATAAAGATGAACGTGAAAAATGGGCTGGCGTTTTTGCCCAACTTGGATCAAGTTTGGATAATACATCCAATATTTTTGCCCAATTTACTTCTCTCACATCTATATTACCTGGTTTTGAAAAAGCCAAATCTTTTTCTGAGGAGTTTAAAGAAAAATTTAAAAACACTTCAATAGGTGATAATAGTAGCGCATTATTTATGTGTATGTTTGCTGCTTTATTAAATTATCTTAGATATCGTACATGGACAGGTTTGTCCTTATTTACTGTGTTTTGGGTACCTTTAGCTCTCAGTAACAATGAACATTTTAAAAATACACTACATTTCTGGGCTTTCATAGCTATGAATTTACCAGAAAGTGTTGATTCTGAAGATGATATTGCCACTCCTCAAATGTCAAATAGTGACATGGAAGGCGCAGTTGAACTTATTTCTTCTATGTTTTTAGGACATTTGGCAATTAAGAAAACTAAAACCACAGAAGATGCTATTGTTTCTTTCTTGAAGGATTTTACTAAGATTCGAGGTGGCGCTGTAGCAGTGTCTAAATCCGCTTTTAATTTAGCCGAAAAACTAATTAATATTGGTATGGAACAAGCTACAGGAGACAATCCTATGTTTAAGTTTTTCAGTACTAGTTATGTATTATATGATGAATATTTTGCTGAAGTTAGATCTTTCTGTTCAAAATATAATAATAAACAGGTACATGCCAGTGCGGAAACTCTCTCTACAGTCGCTTATTTAATTGAAGTGGGTCGTAAAATTAAATTGGGACTACCAAAGGATGATAGTACTAAAGATATTTCTACTTTTATCACACAAGATTTACAATCTTTGAGAAAAATTCAGACTTCTTTGGAACAGCAAAACATTGCATTTACTGGGTTTAGAAATGAGCCCGTTTGTGTAGAAATCAAAGGCCCTACTAACATAGCTAAATCGGTAGTTATAACTAATTTAAATTATGCTGCAGTAGCCAGGCATTTTTCTGGTAAGGAATTAGCTGCTTTTGTTACTCAGCCTTCTACTAAGGTGTTTTCAGTTATTCCTGAAAATGAGTATTTGGATGGTTTTAAGCAATGTCATTGGGTTGCTAATTTTGATGATTTTGGTCAATCCCGTGATGCTGTAGGAAACCCCGATAATGAGTATATGAAACTTATACGTTTTATTAATGGCTTTGAATACTATCCGCATATGGCTGAATTGGAAAATAAAGGTACTGTTACTTTTAGAGCAGCTTATGTCTTTTTGTCTACAAATGTAAGACATCACAATCCTGTTTCTTTGGCAAAACCTGAGGCCTTCCGACGTAGAATTCATTTTTCCTATTTAGCTTCGCCTAAATTGGAATATACTGATAAAGCTACTCTTGATTTGGATTTGTGGCATAGAAAATTAGACACTTCACTTCTTCCCGTTGATTCGATTAGTGGCAAAACAATTATTGATGATTCTATTCATGATTTTTATGTATTAGATTCGGACTCCAGTGAACCAACTGGAGAAATCATTGGATTTAACGAAGTTGTTGAGAGAATGTTCAAACGTTATGATAATCATAAGGACTATTTTGAACAAAATTTAAAAACTTTTCATGCTACAATCGATAAATATCATGATCTCTATCATCCTTCAATTCCAATTTCTGATGAGGATTGCCAGATGGAGGATGTGGTTAACGATGAATATGTTATTCCTACTACTTCAATTGGTTCCTATCAACAAGTAATAGGAAAATATCTTACTCACATTCGTGCTAGATCACTTATTACTCATTATCTTCCAGAACTGGACTATGATCCTTTGACTTTAATTCATTCTCTGGATGTAATTGAGTTGCGTCTCTTGGAGGCGGGAATTGATGAAAACAAGTTTCGTCTTTTGATTGAAGATGTTACTCAGAGGATTTTACCTGTTTATTCAGTTGTTAAATTTAGGAAGAAATGTTCTATTTTTGTTCGTATATATGATTACATAATTGAAAAATTTCCAATCTTACTCCGTATTAAAAATTTTATTATGGAAAATGGAGTGGAGATTGTTACTCGCTTGATTTGTTTCATGATTACTTTTAAATTTTTGACTTGGGTTCAAAAACTTATTTGTAAAATTTTTTGTAGTCGTGAAAAATATGACGAACTCTATCCTCAATCTCATAATGAGGGAGATAAGATGCGTATGCAGAAATCAGCACCGAAACTGTATAAGAGTAGTCATGCGATGAAGAGTTTCCTTTCTTCTCATCCTGCAACTAATCCCCAAATGGGATCTGATGCTAATGGTCAAGATATAATCGCTAGTATTGTAAATTCGAACCATTTTGCTCTTTCAAAAGAAAACTTCACATATGTTAAAGATGCTGAAGGTAATGAAAAAGAAATTGTCACTTGGGATCATTTAGGTCATTTCCTTGTTGTACGTGAGAGAGTGGCATTAATGAATTATCATTATCTAATAGCTCTGTCTAGAGACGTTATGACATATCCAGAAAGATTAAATATCAGACTAAAAATAACTCGTAATGGAAAATCTCGTTCGGAAGTATCACATATATTTACTGTACGTGAAATTTTGGAGAGATTTGAATTCTTTAAACCTGATTCAGATGATGAAGATGATATAATTATCTCTAATTTGGTAAAGAAAGATCTGATTTTATTGGAACTTCCAAAGCAAGTGCAACCCTGTCGTGATATAACTGAATATATCATTTCTGAAAAATTATTAGCCAAAGATTCACTGACTATTGAAGGTTTAATAGCAAATGCTAAGAAATCTTTCTTTGCTTGGACAACTATTCTAGATCGTCCAGTTCATGTAATTGATGATCATAACAAGGAGTCTTGGTTTTTACGTGAAGGCTATAGATATCATGCTATTACTGTGAGTGGGGATTGTGGATCTATTTTTGCCAAAATGGATTCCAGTGTTCAAAAACAGAAGATTTATGGGCTACATTCTAGTGGAGGGAGATCAGCTAATTTTGGCTATGCATCACCTTTTACTCAGGAAGAAATACGAAAAGCTTTAGAGAGGTTTTATCCTCTAGTTATAGAAGCTGATCCCCAAATTGAATGGTTGAATGATATGAATTTTATTGTACAAGGTCCTATAGCTAATCCCCCAGTAGTTCCTACCAAGTCTGCTATAATGAAAAGTCCTATTTTTGATGAGGTGAAATTGCATACGACTATTCCATGTCATCTTTTTGCGTTTACCAAAGATGGTGAAGTCATTGATCCTTGGTATAATGCTATTTCAAAATATGATCATGCTCCATTTGATCTTACTGAACAAGTTTTGAGTCAAGTAGAAAGAGCAGCAAATCAATATTTCTTTATGTTAAATGATACTATGATACGTCGATATACTCCTAGGGTTTTTACTCTTGAAGAGGCTATTCATGGAGTGGAAAATGATGAATTTTTCGGTCCTGTTCCTTCTGGTACTAGTGCTGGATATCCAATGAACGTTCAAGGTAATGAAAATCTTAAAAAATTATTATTTGCCTCGGACAGAAATTCTCCAGAATACCTGTCAATTTTTGAACGAATTCGTGAAGAAGTTGAATTGGCAGAGTGTACTTACGCTACAGGAGGTCGTCCGGAGTTCTTCTATGTTGACTATTTAAAAGATGAGCGAAAGAAGATAGAAAAGGTTTACCAAGGTAAAACTTGTATGTTTTCTGGAGGACCAGCCATTTTATTTTTCTTATTTAGAAAGCATTTTGGTTGGTTTGATTCACATTTCAAATCTAATAAAATCCGTAATTGGTCTGCTATTGGTGTTAATCCTTTTTCAAGCGAGTGGGACCATATTGCTAAATTTCTTGGTGAAGTTTCTCCAGGAGACTTGAAGGCATTAGCAGGTGATTATGCTGGTTTTGATACAAAACATATAGCATTGGTTCATCAAATTATGGTTAATTTGATTATAAGAGTCTTTTATCCGAATGCAACCCCTCGTGAGATTGCTATTAAGAAGGGTTTATTTATGGAAATTTATTCTTCAAATCATATTTTCCTCGGAATAATAGTACGGTGGTTTCAAGGCATGCCTTCTGGTAACGCCTTAACTGCAATTATAAATACTATATATAATGCTATTTGTTTATGTTTTGCTTTTATACATATCATAGATTTGAATCCACAATTACAATTACGTGATGAAGATTGTACCAAATCTTTAAGAGCTATAATTTTGGGTGATGATAATGCTGTTACTACGATTCCAAAATTACAACCCTATTATAATGAGTTTACTCTTCCGGATATTTTGAAGTTAATAAATATGGATTATACTAATGAGCTAAAAGCTTTAGCAAAAACTCCTTATAGGGCAATAACTGAAATTTCTTTTTTGAAACGCATGTGGAGTTTTGATCCTATGTGTGGTAGATATATCGCACCTTTGGAACTAGATGTAGTTTTGGAAATGTCAATGTGGACAAAGAAAGGACCTGATTGGTTAAATATTGCAGCTTCAAATTTGGAAAATACTTTGAATGAACTCTCCTTACACCCTAAAGAAATTTGGGATTTATATTATCCGACTTTGCTGAAAGCAGCGTGTCGTGAATATTCTTTCTTCTCTTGGGTTCTTCCATTACTAACACCGTGGGACGTTAGACGTCAACGTGTGTTGGAAACTATCAGTTTCTATTAGAAACTGATAAAAACCCCCCTTAATACAACCAATCGGTATTAAGGCTGTTATATTTCAAAAGATGGTATAGTAGTAGTCTACTTTAGTTTTGTGCGGTTGTTATAAATAATAACGTATACACTGCTCCTATTGATCTTGTTTATTTAAATTCTCAATGAAAGCTCTGAACCAAAAAGAGAATGCATTGCGATAGAGAGTGAAAAGCTTACCTATTTAGGTTTACTATCAGATGGCTTGCTAATAGACTGGCGAAATCAGAGACCTCAGAGTTTGACTTGTGGGCCCTGAGTTAGGACACGAGTCGAGAAATTAACTCGCTGATACATCAATAAATACATCGCAGGAGATCGATCAAATCTCCAATGCTTTTACTACCTCTGTGGTAGACGGCGTAAAAGCTGCTTCTGATGAAGCAACCACCACATTTGTGACAGATGCAAATGTGGTAGCCACCTCTGTTGTTAATCCTTCATATACACCAAAGAGTTTATATATGGCAGCTTCTGATAATTATATACAAGACATTAAGACTTATTTAATGAAGCCTCAGCAGATTGCAACTGGTTTCTTTACTAGCAGTGACACTGTTAGTACATTTTCCTCTGTTGCTCCTTCATTTCCTCACTTTTTCAGTACTATTCCCATGTGGGTAGAAAAAGTGAGAGGTTTCTTTGGAATTCGTATGGATCTTTCTTTTCGTTTAGTAGTTAATGCTACACGATTTCAACAAGGAAGATATATGCTACTTTGGAAACCTGCTGGTGGAGTTGATGTTAGTTCTGCTAAAAATATTGCAATGATTGCTGGTCATGTTATGACCTTAGTACAACGTACTCAAATGCCACATGCAGAAATAGATATTAACTGTGATAGTGAGATTGAATTTAAAGTTCCTTTTTCTAGTCAATATAATTTTGCACACGTACGATCCATTACTAATGCTAATTTTTATAATTCCATGGGAATTATTCAAATTTATCCCTATGTTCCTTTAAATGCAGTAGCTGGATCTTTATCATGTGGATATACGTTGTATGTTAGTGCAGAGAATGTTGAATTGATTTCTGCAGCTGATCCTCAATCTGGGAGATTTACTACTAATACAAGAAAGAAAAATGAGACTGAAAGTGAACAACAAAGTGTTCAAATGGGTCCTATTTCTTCTGTATTAACTAGAATTTCAAAAGCTACTTCTGTATTATCTGGAGTGCCGTTAATCTCCTCTTATGCTCATAGTGCTTCGTGGCTAACTGATGTTGCTGCTAGGACTGCTAGCGTATTTGGGTATTCTCGTCCGGTTAATCTGGGAAAAGCTTCTAGAATGACTAAAGAAATATTTCCTTACATTGCTAATACTGATGGTCCAGATAATTCCTTTCCCATTGCTCTATCATATAATAATGAATTAGGAGCTATGACTGGAATTTCACCAACTGATCTTGATGAGATGGACTTTACATTTTTAGCTACTATCCCTGTTTATGAGAGAATTATATCTTGGGTTCCTGCGACTGTTTCTGGAACAGCTTTAGCTTCTTGGGGTGTTGGACCTTGGGGAGGACTCTCTTCTAATGTAACTGTTAATGGGCAAGTTTTACAGAGTTTTCCTCCGTATAAATATCTCTCTAATTTCTTCAAATTTTGGAGGGGGACTTTTGTTTATAAGTTTAAAATAGTTAAAACAGAATTTCATTCCGGTAGATTATCTTTTTCTTTTACTCCTCGGACAACTTCTCAAGGTAATGTATCAACACCATCAGCTATTAATTTGCCTTATATACATAGGGAAATAGTTGATATTAGAATAGATAATGAAGTTACTTTTAAGGTGCCTTTTGTTTCTGATACTCCTTGGAAATTATGTAGATCATTTTCTGCTGGAAATGCTCACATTACTGGCTTATTTTCAGTACATGTTGTTGATCCCTTGGTTGCTCCTGAGACGGTACCCCAGACAGTTTCAATCATTGTAGAAATTTCTATGGCTCCAGATGTAGAATTTGCAGTTCCTTATAGCAATGCTATTGAATACAATCCATTTTATGGTGCTGCTCCGCAAATGGGAGCCTTTGATGGTTCATCTAAGCCAGAAGTTAATAGTTGTAATGAAATAACCACTACTATTGGAGCTATGTCTACATTGGATGATTCTCATAATAGTGCTTTTCTTTGTATTGGAGAGAAGATTTCTAGTTTGAGAAAAATGTTACGTAGAGCTGTTCCTTTAATTTGGAGTGGAGGTGGTGAACCTGCTGATTCTCCAAGATTACGAGTGGTTCCTTTTGCAATTTCCATGTTATCTCAGAATGGAGTTACAAACACAACACCAACAGTCTTAGCTGATCAATATAGTGCATTTTCATCTATGTATTTGTACTCTAGAGGAAGTGTTAGACTGAAGTATGTTAATTCACCACCCGTTCCTAGTGATCGAGGTGATGAAGGTGCTGGTGTTCCTGCTAATCGTGAGGTTAGATATACTTATAAACTCCTTACTGATTTTTCAGGAGTGGTTACTAATTATGTTGTTTCGTATATAAGTTCTGTTAATTCATATAATTCTTCAGATTTTGCTACTGCACAAGTAGTAGTTTCTGGTAATGAGAATCAGGAATTTCAGATACCACACTATCATAGATTTCCTTTAAGAAATAAGTTTGATCATTCCTCTAATGCTCAATATCCTTATTCGTATTATACTGGAGATGGAACTGGAGCTGCAACGGAACTTATGGTTGATAAGAATGTTGCTCCCTCTTTCCAGGATGAAGATATAGATTCTACATTAATTAGAGTTTATAGAGCAACAGCTGATGACTGTACTTTGTCATACTTCTTATCTATACCTCCAGTTGTATCACTGTCCGGAGTTTAACAACAATAACGACTTTTTAAAGTAGTCATTAAAGAACTTATTAGGCATGATTTAAATCCCAGTTGGCGTACTGTCTTACGGCCCCTGATTTAAGGCATCAGGGTGTATATCTACTACCTTTACGGTTTAGTAGTAGATTTATCCGAGCACACCTCCGTTGAAATAAGGTGTCCCTGGACTAGTTTGTTATAAACAGCTAGCTTTCTTTTAAGTCTAAAACTTCTATGAAGTACTTTAGTTAATTATACAATCGCGTTAGATTTAAAAGACGTCGGCTGTAGAATTTCTCATTTTAGTACAGAGGAGTTTCCCTTTGGAATATAGGGTGCATTGCCTATGCTAGATTTCGCAAGTGAATTTTCGTTTAGAAAAGTTACATTGCGACTTATTC